GTTGGATAATGCACCTGCATTAGTTAATGCTGCGGTTTTAGTTGTTCCTGCTAAATTGACATCCGTTAATACGTCATAAACTATTCCACCAGAACCACCACCATCGGTGGCTATAATTTTTGTTTCTCCTGCTAGGATTGCTACGTTAGCTCCACTACCGCAAGTAAACGTGAGTGTGTATGAAGTGGCGTTTTCCAACATCCATACTTTTGAAACTGTGTTTGGTAATAGCGTTACTGTACACGCTTGACCACCGCCAGTAAGTTTAAGGTACATGGCCCTATCGGAATCGGAAGCTCCGTCTGCAATAGTTATGTTATCCGTTGACGCGTTAGCGATGGCTCTAGTGCCATAACCAAGGGCCTGTCCGATTAATTCTAAATTCGTATTTGTTGTCGTTCCCCAGGTTCCACTACCGTCACCAGTAGCCATTTCATTGAGTCTTAGGTTGTTAACGTATGTACTTGCCATGTTTTATCTCCGCAAGGAATATCTTATATTATTTTTATTATCTCGTCATTTTAATTATTACGCAACTTCTTCCCAATCGGGCGTTTGAGAGGTTGATATTGCAGCCCAATTTGGGGATTGATCGTTGTCTATTAAACTCCAATTTGGGGATTGATCGTCGTCTATTAAACTCCAAATAAATATAGAGCCAACGGAGCCTGTTAGAGCGTCTAGTGTAACAGCAACGTCTGCCTCTGCATCTGTGCTTACAGATCCTAAAGCGCTGGTCATTTCATAACCGGTGACTGAGATTCTTACATTGTGGTAAACGGTTACACTGTTTGTTGATGCTGTTGCTGCGCCCAGTGTGACGGGTACGTTTGCTTCACCATCCACGTCTACATTTACAGCACCTAATGTACCAACAGCACCTGCTACTGATGCAATGGCTTGTGCGTTTACTCCAGCTTGAGGAGCTCCTGTTGTTCCTGCTACCCCTGATACGGATGTATTGGCTTCACAATCAAAAGTAGGAGTACCTACAGCTCCAGTTCCTACTTGAGTTGCTAGAGTAATATTAGCTTCGGCATCAACTGTTGCGGTGCCTAGTGCAGATGTTCCAGCTAAACCTGTTACGGCAACAGATACTGAGGTAGCACCCCAATAGTCATCACCCCATGTACTGCGACCCCAACCAGTTGCCACTTAAATTACCTATTTAAGCTATTCTAATAATCGCTGTGCTCGCTGCTGCGGCAGGGAATACAATTGTAAAGTCTCCTGCTGTGGATGTTTTATCTCCACCAAAATCTATGGTTGCTACAGATACATCAGAATTTGTATCATTATAAATTAAGCATCCTCTGGCAGTAACAGTAGCTGTACCAAACGTTAGATCAGCAAAATCAGTAAATCCTGTTGTGCCACCACTTGTTGGGTTTACATTGGTTAATGCTGCACCACCAGCAGTGTAATTTGTTCCTGATACTTCAGCAGTTGTAGTATACGCAGTAGTCGCAGCACCCATTGTTGCTGAACTTGTGTACAAAGCCAGTTTAAATGAGTTGCCTCCTGAAGCTAAAAAATTATGCTTAGCTTCTAACAGCTCTTTTTTAAAACTTGTTGTTAGTGTTGATGTAATTGCCATTATTTTAACTCCTTCAATATTATTGCTAGATCTTCGTGTCCTTGCTCTATAAGAAGGTTTCTCATGGTACAACGCTCACTGTTGATCGCTTCTTTAATATAATAAAGTATTGTATTGTAAATTGCTAGTCTGAAAGCCTCGGCTTGAAGTCGAACGTGAGGTTCTGCATTATCAGAAATGCTGCATATCCTAGCCGTGCATGTTTCTGCCCAAAATTCAGGTGAATGCCCTTTGTTTTCAGTGGTAACAACTTCTATAGCACCCAAACTTCCTGCTGTATTTACTTCTATCATACTAATACCTTTTTGCTTCGGGTGGAGTATTAACCGTCATAATAACTTCACCATCTTCCCTGTGCTTTTCTTTCATGAGTTTACTGTATTCTTTAAACCCCATGGTAAAAAACTCATCTTCGTCTATTAGGATTAATGTAGGATCATCAAGACGATGATACCCATACAATTTTTCTTGAATAGGTACATCAGTGTCTAAAAGTCCCGATCTAGGGGCAACGCTTACTACCATGCCGTTTTCTATGCACTTGGCCAACCAAAATTCGACACAGGATCTCCCCGCCTCAGCAAAATGTAAATTACCTTTATAGGTGAAATCTATGCCAAATAAATTTAAGGTAGCTACTTTATTATATAAAGCAAAAGCAATAGCAAAAGGAATCGTATTATTAAAATAAGAACATTGAGTGGCTTTAACAACGTCAAGTAACGGGTACTCAACCAAGCCCGGGCATCTTTCGTCTAGTTGACACGTATAAATAGGCCCAGGATGACTTTTAACTACATCGACCATAATTCCTGTTTGGCTGCCAGCAGCATCTGAGTCTAAAAACCTAGAAGCTGGGTCCATCATAAATACTCTGTCGCAGTCCGTGATGCCTGCCATGGCATTAATGCCCCAAACTTCAGTCCATTTTTTACTGTGAGATTTAGCTAAATGAAAGTCTAATTGGCTTTCGCCCATTGCAACCAAAGCAATTTCTGCTCCTTCTAAGGCTTTAATTTGACTCACGTAGTAGGTATTCTAACTTGATCGTATCTGTATTGTGATTGTGTTCCAGCGCCTTCGCTGGTGTTTCTAAGTCTGTCTAAAGCGTCTTGAAAACGTTGTTCGTATCCCCCTATCTCAGCGGGATCCATTTTTAAAAAAGTCCCCGCTTCTACTAAAGATCCATAAAGCATACAATTAATGGCGTTTTGAGATAACCACGTTGTTCCGCTATCCGCTCCTGCTGTTAAAGAAGTAGGCCTGTAAAAATAATGCAGTTCAAAAGTAAAGTCTGCATTTGGTGTAGGAGCTAAGATAAACGAATCGCTGTCAAACTCTGCATAATATTTAGGAGCCCCAGTATCGGTGGATACTGGTTTATAACTTTTTATAAAACTTACTTGTTTTAGCAACAAAAAATTGTACGTATTACTGCTGATTGTAGCTAAACTAAAAGGAGCTAAAAAGTCTGTAGGCATTGCTAGGTAAGTTGTGCCAGACGTTGCTGTTCCCGTTACGTTTTTCTTAAAATTATCCAACCATACATTTTTTAATATACGTTCTTCTGTTTGTAAAATAAACGTAGGCAACGTAGACACAAAAGTAGTTTCAGAAGTATCTACGTAATTCTCTATTGCTGTTTTTAATGTGCCGTATGTAAAACTCATATTACTGTTATTGTAACATCGCCAAGAGAAGCCGTCATTTCAGTTGGCGTTGTTAATACTGTTCCAATAATACCTAATCCAACGTTTGTGTAAACAGTAAATGCACTTGGCACTACGCTTACATCTGGTCTAGGTTGTAAAAGAGCTTCTGCATCAGGTCTAACATGAGGTGCTTCTAATTGCGGGTGCTTAACATCAAAACACTCATAACAAGCTTTCACGCCATCCCATTGCATTTGTAATGTTTTTAAACGGTACCTTTGGCTACATATATCGCAGATTCCGTACGCGTATTTAGCTGCTGCAAAAGCCATGATTAAATTATCATTCTAGGAGGAAGGAAACGAGAGCTAACTGAATCAGTGTCTTCAGAAGCTGCTCGATCAAATTCCTCATCGTATACTTGTTTTAAAAGACCCATTCGATCAGGAGCTCTTTTCATTGCTATGTAATAAGCTAAACCTGCGGTCATGCAAGGTAAAAATCTAAAAACAGTTTCCATGTTATTAGTAAAGTCCCCGGCATCCTGCATTCTAGTCAAGGCATAGTAATAAATTACATCGGTAGAATTCTCAGGTGTGGGGTACAAATACAAACGAGGTGTAATGTGTCTTTCTAAAAAGAATTGATTGGGTCTAGCTTGTGAAGTTTTATTAGGTATGTACAAGTAGTCTGAACGACTAATTCTTTCTAGCTGGTAGTCTTTACTGTCGCGTTGAACCACAGCAGAAGTAACATCTACTATATCTGTTCCCAGATCTTGGTAGCTAGTTCCTTGTGTTACAGTAAAATTACTTTTTGTTATCAGCCATTGATTAAGGCCACGATTAGCCCACTCTGCTATCATTATGTTCAAAGACCGCTTAGCAGTCTCTAAATCATACCCTGTGCGAAGTTCTAAACCACAACGTTCGTAAGCTTCTTCTATAAGTTCATCAACGCTAAGATCAAAAGAGGTCGTTTCTGATGTAGCCATTTCTAACCACCATACATTTTCTTAGATTTCTTTTTAACCTTACCGCCGTGTTTATAACCAGGCATAACTTCACCACCGTCCATGTAGCCAGATTTACTTTTAGTCCAATCTTGGCCATTTCTGATAGCTGTTCTTCTGTTTGTCATTCCGGGCATAATTTTCTCCGATTAAGCGTGAAACGCTGTCATTGTTCCAAAAGTGCTTTGTGTGTATTGAAGATATATCCCAGCTGAGAAATAAACACCATCATCTGGCATTGTTACGTCTCTAGACACAGTTGCACTAGCAACACTACCCAATTTCATTCTACTTGTACCTACAGGGGAAGTTGTTAAAAAATTTATAGTGCCAGCCGTTGCTGAACTTACTATAAACGTTCCTTTCAATCTTCCTGGGCCTGCAAAAATAACGTCCGCCGCAGAATTATTAATTCCTGCGGATACGTTACCAGCTGGATTACCAACTGCTGTAATGCCTGATATTGTTTTAAAATATGAAGACCCAGTAGCTGTTCCTGCATTAGCACCTGTTATTGACTCTGTTTGAGCATCGCCATTAACATCAGTACCTGTAACAGTAAATGATTTAGCTGCATCATTCCCAG